TAAAGTATTTTTTATTTCAGTTATTTTAGTATTGTAGAATTCTCTTAATTTGGGAGTATTATCAACACTATTGATGAATTCTTTTAATGTAGCTTTTTGATTTGAGTTCAAATCAGCATACTTATCATTAAATTTTTCTAATAATACTCTATAAGCTAGTACTCGAATATCTTTGTCTTGTTGTCTGAATTCTTCTAAGATATTTTCTTTAACTTCTTTCTTATCAATAGGAGACTTAACAAGATATTCTAATAAAACAGTTTTGTTTTCTATAATCTGGTTAGGGTTAGACAGATTCTCACTGTTGTAGACTTCTAAAAGTGTAAACAAAGCAGCTTGTGCCTTATAGTTTGGTAACTTGGTTTTAAAGAATTCTTCTAAATCATAGTGATTTTTAATTTCTTTAATCAAGTTATACTTTTGTCTTTTTAAAACAGAACGATTTAATTGCTTAGAACTTTCTATAAGAGTACTAATAACCATATCAGCTTTAGCTTCGCTAGTGTTAGTATGCTTAAAAAAGCTTTCGTATAATTTATACTCTTTTCCTAATTCTGTTTTAGTGAAATACTTTTTAAGAATATTAATTGCTTGTGATTCAGCTCCTGATAATGTATCAGCTGTAATTTGTCTCACTAACAATTCAAAAAGGATACCGGTATTTTTATACTTTGAATGTTTTATAATCATTCTTGGGTAATATTTTAATTATAAATATATATGGAGATATTATTCTCGTATTTGAGATTCATCTAATAATGAAGATTCTTCTTTTTTAAGAGATAATTTTTTATCTAAAGTTTCCAGTAAAGTTTTATTTTTATCTTTAGTTTCTAAAGCAAGTGGTGATCCACCTTTGAAATTATTTTTTAAAGAACCATCTTCACCTGTAGCGTCTCCTTTCTTCATACCAACATTACCTAATCTATCTTTACCTAAAGCACTTTGTTGTGTACCAGCTATAGATGCTTTTTCTTTAGGTCTTCCTAGAGTTTCATCTTTATCATAACCATCAGGAACACCTATTCCATTTCGACCTGAACCATATAATGCTGCTAAATCATGAGGTGTACCATATGACTTACCTGATTCAAGTGGGTCATTACCTTCATTTTCAATTTGTTTAAATCTAAAGATACGCTTTTGATCCTCAGCAATTAAGTCTCTATACTCATCATATTGATCCTGGCTTAAGTGGAATACATTGTCATAGATCCAATCTGTAGGTAATAATTTACCATCAATAATATTTTTAGCTAAATCCACTTTTTCCTTCATTAACGCAATTCTTTCTTGATCGTAAATAATAGAAGGAGTAGTTAATGATAATTCAAAATTAGTTAATTGTTCATTTCTATAACCTTGAGTATACAAGTGAACTAAAGCAATTTTATTTAATTCTGAAAGTATAATACGTTGGATACGGTCAATTGTGCGGGCAAAACGAATATCTTCAGCTGCTAATGTAGCTTTACCAGTTAAGTCTTTTTCATAACCCATAAATGCTTTAGGTACTTTTAAAGCAGCAAATAACTTATCTCTTAAATAAATTACATCTTCAATTGCTGTGTAATCTAAACCTTTAGTAGTATCAATTCGAGTAGTAGCATCATTACCTCTAACAGGGATAAAAAAGTCTTCTAATGAGTTTTGTAGATTATATTTTAAATTATATTCACCAGTTTGTGGATCTTGAAACGGAGTCCTCTTCATTTGAGTGATAGTCTTTTGCATAAAGTTTTCTACCTCATTAGGCGGAATAGAACCTACATTAACATAGAATACTCGTTTTTCAGGAGCACGAACAATACGATGGATCAACATTGCATCTTCCATCAAAATATATTGTTTAAACAACTTACGAGCAGGCTCAAGATATGAACGACCATAAGGCAAATAATTCACATCAGTAATTAATCTGAAATGAGCCATTTCATAATTATCAAAATAAATTGATGAATCATTTTTATTAGTGCTATAAGTACCTTGTCCTGTTACACCATAAAAACCTGTAGCTCCACCTGAGAAGCCATCTGGGCTGAATCTGTATCTTACTTCAGCTGGGTTTTTAGGGTCGTAATGTTCTTCTCTCATAATATGGTAAGCAGTATATGGGATAACATTATAAACCCCAAATTTCTCCGCTATTTCCAATTTTAAAAAGAAATCACCATACTTACACATTTGGCGAATCCAAGACCATAAATTAAATTCAATATTTAATACATCATAGAATAAATTATATAGAATTTTCTGTGTGTCTTCATTTGAACTTTTAATTTGAAGTACCTCACCCATGTCATTTTTAAGAGTACATTCATCTGCTATAATATCAAGAGCAGAAGCTACAATAGCATCTGTATCCATTGCATCATAGTCTGAATATACTTGGGTGCGTAAATACCTCCAGTTAAGGTTTAATTGAGCCCCAAAAAGTGATGTACTGTTACTAGAATAAATACGATTAAATCTATCTACTAAGGCGTTAGTTTGGAATTCACCTGTAGCTTGGATGCTATTAACATCCATTACTTTGAGCTGATTACCGCCAGCATTACGAATTATTACATCTGTTGAGAATAATTTCCTTAATCTTGAAAAAACACTTGTATCAGCCATTTAAATTAAATTATATATAATAAATATTACAGTAACCAGCTTAGATTTTCATTCTGTCCACCAATATTCATTTGGTATGGATTAGGAACACCATTTCTAGTGAAATTACCTTGTGGGTTTGGACGAACAGTAGCCATATTATTTAAAGCAGCACGGGTTAAATCTAAACCTTGTGTTTTATATTTTAAAGCAGTGTCACGAACATACATTCCAATCGCAAAACTCATAACTAAGTCATCATTATAACCAGATTGTGCTTCAGGTCTACCATTTCTCCATATAAACACTTTCATTTCCTCAAGAAGACGTTTAGATTGTATAGTAACACTTTTATCTCCAACGTATTCTCTAAATTTATTTACAACTAACGGACGAGTTCTCATAGACATTGTAAAGCCTGGTGTCATTCTTGATGGATCGTCTGTTCTTTCTAGGTAAGTTTCTGCGTTTAATGTCTCACTTTTTGGAGAATAATACAAGTTTCTATATCCTCTTTCAATAATTGAGTCAAGAGTTGACCATCCTATGTTAGCATTTTCAACAACCAACAACGCGTCATTATATTCTGTCGCGATACTTACTAGTAAATAACCAAATTCTTTTGGTGATATTTGGCTCTTATACTCAGCAACTTGCGTATTTAATTCAGTATCTATAACATGAAACGTTGAAAAGTCTTTACCATCTCCACGAGCTACGTCAGCAACTACCATATAACTTCGTGTGTAATCCGGCAACTCCCATATCCATAAGTTATGGTCTATTCCACGTTTTTCCAAGGGATCTTTAATAGAAGTCGCAAAAATAAAGTCTAGCTGTTCACTATAAAACACAGTGTCACCTGAAGTATTAAAGTCACAGTCACATTCTTGTGCTGCTAATCGTGGATCTCCTAATAATTCATCTTGTTTTTTTCTCCAGTGTTCATCACGTTCAGGATGAACATACCATGGAAGTTTGATAGGTAAGAAGTCATTTTGTTGTGCTTCTGCTCTAACCCATGTTTGATGGAACCAATTACCAGTACCGTATGGAGTAGATAATACTATTGCTCCACCACCAGTTGCTAAGGTTTGTTGAGCAGATGCCCATATCTCAGCTATACCTTCAATAAAAGCGGCCTCATCTATAATTAGAAGTGATACTGCTTCTGATCGACCTGCATCACCCGCCGCTGAAACTGCTTTAACTTGAGAACCATTACTTAATCGTAATGTTAATTTGTTGTTTTCTTCTGCGGGTACTTTTAACCAAGATGGTAAGTTTTCAAACATGAATTTGACTTTTGTTACCATGTTCTTGGCTGTCTCTTGTTTAGTAGCTATACAAAGAACGTTTTTATCTTTTTGGAAGGTCATTAACCATAATGAATAACCTGCTACTAAAGTTGATATACCTAATTGTCGAGACTTAAGTACTATGTCGTATGGATGATCTCTCCATAGACGTAGTACTTTTTCTTGAAATGGATACAAGTTGAATATAATTCTACCACGAGTTGGGTGCTGGATGTGACAGTATTTTTTCATAAAGTGCGCCGGATCTTGGGCGCACTTTAAGTATTCATCTCGTATTATTTGTTTTAAGTCTTGACTCATAACTGTCCCTTATAGGGTTATATTAAGCAATAATATCAGATACTAATGCTTTAAGATCTTTACCGCCATCTTTAAACAACTTTTTAATTTCTGGTTTATTAATGAGTTGTTTAACAATAGCAATATTATCTTTGGTTGGGTTAGCTAGTTTTTTCTTGATACCAGTTTCAAGTTTATCTAATTTAGCTTTTTCTTCATCAGACAATTTTTTAGCAAATTTATCTGATTTGAATTCTTTGTCAATTTTCTTTAATTCTGCTTCAGATGGTGCTTTTTCATCAGTTGAATCTTCATCTTCATCCTCTGCTTTTTCAGCTTTCTTAGGTTCTTCTTTTTTAGGAGCAGGTTCTGCTTTTTTAGGTTCTGTTTTCTTTTCAGCTTTTTTAGGTTCAGCTTTTGGTTTATCTTCTGCTTTCTCTTTTGGAGCTTTTTCACCTTTTCCTGTCTCAAGATAATCAGTAAATTCACCACCTTCTTTTTCTAAAGCACTACGTGTTTGTGGGTTGTTATAAGTAGCTATATCTTTACCTGTTTCTTTAGATAATGCTTTTAAATCTACTTCACCATCTTTATCTAATGTTGATAATAATTTACCTAAAGCACCTTTATCAAATTTATCACCTTTAGCATCCTTATATTTAGCTAAAGCTGATTTAAAACCTGCTTTATCTTTTACTTTATAGAATGAAGCCATTTCCATAAGTGCTTCTTCTGCTTCTCTTAATTCTATATCAACACCTTGGTCTGTGAATCTTTTAATATCACTTGGTTTTGATGATTTGGACATTATAGCTGTGCCGCGAGCTTTATCTGTGTCAACTTCACTTAACACTTCAACGATAAATTCTTCTATTGTAGACTTTAATTCAGAGATTTTCATTATTTTTAGGGTTTTGAGTTTGGATATAAATATCAAAAACCTAAGTAATTTTTAATCTGTTCAATTCTTTGTTCTGTAGTGCCTGAAATAATGCCAAAATTTTTCATATTAAATAGATTATCTTTAATAACATATTTAATAGTACTATCAATTCTATCACGATAATCAGCATCAGTTTCCCTAACACCGTTATCTTCAATTTTAACTCCTATAGGAGAAACATAAAAAACATAATCATACTCCCAAATAAATGGAGCAGCATAGTTGTTAAAAGCACCTTTATCTACAACACTAATTGATTTAGCACATTGAGCGAATGCCATTACATCAATTACTGTTCTATCAGTAATAACATTTTCTCTCATTAATTCAGAACAACGTTCAGCTAAGAATATCGTTTGACCTTTT